GGCGAAGCACCATTGAGCGAGCACAATCACACATCATGAACGAACCATCAGTTGACTTTGTTTACCCAGACGACGAGCCATCGACCGAGGAGAACCATTACAGAGAGGCTTCTAAGCAGTATATGAGAGTGATCAATATTGTATTATCTTACATACTAGAGTCAGACAGTCCACGGATGGCATCATGGGCAGTGGCTTATGCGCTAGGCTCAGACGCCATATGCCAAGGACAAAGCATCACACAAAGGATGAAAGATATGGGTATGTCACCACAAGCTCTAAGCAAATACACAAAGCAATTCCAAAACGAAATCAACATCAAAAACAACGCTTACACCTATGGAAATACAAAGAACAGACATTGATCAGCATTTGCACAGCGCCATTGCTATTGCTCACACCGAAAGAAAGGAGGCTGTTGCTAGGGCGCGTCACAGCATCAACGCAGCCTTTGAGAAGACAGCAAGGGTTGGCGCTCTCATTGAAAAGGCGCAACAAATACACAGCCAAGACCTGTTTGGCTTCATGGCTGAACACATGACAGCAGAAGAGGTTAAGCAGGACTTGTCATTCTATGACGCATATCGAAAACGTGGTGAGCTTATGGATAAGCGGCTACTGACTCAATCAGGAATATGGGAGCAGAAGCAAATGGAATACATGCGCGACGTCACACCGAAACCATCGCCAGGGCTGGTCAGAACAACATCCTCGTTTGTTGGTAAGTTTAATAAGATACTAGGCAAACGACCAGCCGAAGAATGGCCAGCATCAGAGCGCGAGCAAATAAAGGACGTGCTGAAACCAGTCGCTGATTTCTACAATAGTCTGTAGTCACAATGTAAATAATGTTAGAACCAGTTTGGAGATAAGTTTGCCGTGTTAGAATACTCAAGTGAACAGCTACAGTTAGAGAGACGCGCAAACGTCCATTCTACAAGGTTTTTAGACTACCCCATACAAGGAGTCTCCTTGGCAGAAGACCACGGGGCGGTCGTCTATACTTATTGTAAAAAAACGCCTCTTTTGCACAAATTAATTGTAATATGAAACAGCCCACAAAACTCACACAGCAACAGCTTGCAGACGACTACAGTGTAAGCACAGCAACGCTTCGACGAGCGCGGGCAGATGGCGTTGATGTTCAGAACCGAGACGAGTTCGCAGAATACATCATCAACACGAAAGCGAAGCGACCGCACGCATGGATCAATGGCATCCCATGGGAACAGGACGAGCAACCAGAAACGCCACACCTGGCGACTGAAGCAGAGCGCGACTTGATGGCACAGGTTCGCAACGCCACAGACTACAATGAGGCACGGACACTCAAGACCAAGATTGATGGCATCCACAAGCTGAGACAAATCGAGATTTTAGAAGGTGACTACATCCACAAGGATGAGGTCGTGAACGATATGACGAGAATCAGCGCATCAGTGGCAGCAGCGCATCGACAATGTCAAGCAGACTTGCCGGCGATGCTGGAAGGATTGACAGCAGCCGAGGGCAAGAAGAAGATACGTGAATATATGCTGCGCATTGACGGAATGCTCGCAGACGAAACCAGCAAACTTTACACCTAGAACAATGGGCAAGCCAGCACGCAACGATATTACAAGAGATAAGATCAAGACCAAGCCACAGAATGACAAATACGCTTCTGGCTGGGAAAGGATATTCGGTAAGAAGAAAACACAAGAGCAAGAACAAGATGAGCAAAGAGACAGAGACAGCGGAAGTGGTAGCGGTTCGTGATTGGAACGACTGGTGCTGGGACGTTTGCATCAGCTACAATCCAACCTTCAACACAGAGTGGCACAGCTCCTGTCAGGCAATCCAGTTCCCACGCGACCGCAAGCCAGAGATTGGTGACGTGATTGAATTCGTCGAAGATCAAATGGTGATTCATGAAGGCAGAGAAGTTGCCATCGACATCCGAGTGATTCGCATGGACGAAGAAGGGAACATCTTTCTAGATTAAATGGGCATCGCTCTTAAAGCATTCTGCAAAGCTATCACGCCACCGAGCGACATGAACGTCGTCGAGTGGGCGTGCAAGTATGTCAAACTGCCACAGTCAGCACGAAGCCCGAACTTCGACATCGACTCGACACCTTGGCTGCGTTGGCCGATGCTACAGATTGCAGATGATGAGAACAAAGAGATCATCGTCATGGCACCAGTCGGCAGTGGTAAAACAACCATGCTGGAAGGTGTGCTGCCGTGGATCATTGCCGAAGAACCTGGGCCAACGCTCATCACGATGCAGACAGATGACGACGCACGCGCATGGGTTGACACACGCTTTCATCCATCACTGAAGACAAACGACAAGGTCGAGCCATTGCTGCCAACAGGCAAGAACCGAGGCAACTTTCGCAAAGGTGAGATTCTCTTTGCACACATGCCACTTCACATCGGCGGTGCTAACCTTGCAAATCTTCAGAGCAAATCCATTCGATGGGTGTATGGTGATGAGGTTTGGATATGGAAAGACGGCATGCTGGAGGAGGCACGACGGAGAACACACGACAGATGGAACAGCCGCGTTGTGCTAGTCTCACAGGGCGGCTCAGAAGGCGACCAGTTCGATGGCGCATTTCAAGACGCATTGATTCACGACTATTGCTTCAAATGTCCATCATGCGACGAGCGCCAGACGTATCAATGGAAGCAGGTGAAGTTCAAGCACATTAAGAACGAAGCGGAGGAGTGGGACTGGGACGAGATCAAGAAGTCGGTTCATTACGAATGCGCCAACGAAGACTGCAAAGAAAAGTTTGAAGACAAAGCAGAGGTCAGACGCACACTGTCAGCAAGCGGAGAATACGTCAGCCGCAACAACAACGCCAAGCCAGGACGCATCGCAGCAACATACCCAGCAATGGCAGTCTGGTGGATTGACTGGAGCAAGCTGGTCATGGAGTGGATCACAGCACAGGACGCACGCAAGAGACTCAACCTTGCACCATTGCGGCAGTTCATCCAAAAGCGACTAGCGCAGTCATGGGTTGAGCCGAATGAGACTGTCACGCTTAAAGGAGCAACAGACGCATATCGCATGGCAGAGTATTTCGATGGGCAGAAATGGGAGTTTGAGAACTTTCGCTTTATGACAGTGGACGTCCAGCAAGACCACTTTTGGGTAGTCATTAGAGCTTGGAGCATTGAAGGCAAGAGCCGCTTATTGTATGAAGGTAAGATCGACGAGTGGGAAGGTTTGCGAATGTTACGAGACAGAATGAAGGTGCCGAATCGTTGCGTCTTTGTTGACCGTGGCTACAGACCGGACACAGTAGCGTTGGAATGTCGCAAGTCAGTAACCGCAGACGATCCGAACCCGTGGAACTGCTTACTTGGTGAAGAGGCGAATGGATACGCCACCAAGATTGGCAAGCGCAGAGTTATCAAACCGTTCTCCTCAATTCAACGAGCGAGAACCCACACAGGAGTTTATTATAAATATGTCAAGTTCTCAAACTTACTTGCAAAGGACACACTCTCCGCACTCATGAGAGGTGAGGGCAACGGCTGGCAGATTGGCGTTGACCACAGCAAAGAGTATCTCAAGCAGATGCAGAACGAAGTCAAGCGAGAGGCATCACCAGGCAAGTGGCGATACGTTGTCAGCAAGCCACACGTAGGAAACCACCTTTGGGATTGTGAGACAATGCAGATCATCGCAGCCTCAATTTATAAAGTATTTGCCTTTGATGCACAAGTTGAAGCCGAATAGTTGAAATGAAAGCCATTTGTAATGGCTATTGCTTCGGGATTCATTCAGACGCTTCGTCGCTACGGCGCGAGAAGTGCAAAAAACAAAGCACGCATGGAGGCGTGGCTTGATGACGCAATCGAAGAGATTGCAGCGAACAAAGGTTCTGACGTAGTAAGCGGCAGCGCCAATGGTGCATCGTTCTCATCAATGGCTAATATGACAAATGCAGAATGGGCAAGCTGTCTTGATAGAGCATTGCAGATGATTGACGAAGGAATCAACCACACCGGCAGAAGTTACGGACAATTTTAATATGAACATATTAGACAGCAACGGACGACCGACCGAACACCAGCGCAAGCTAGTCAGCAGCAGCGACAGATACACACGCGGTGTCCCTTGGATGCCAGACTTTGCACGCGACCTGGATGACTTGTTTACACAGTCCGACCATCGTGCGACCATGTCACAGTCTCGCGTTATATTTTCAAACTTCGGCGTCCCTCGCGGTGCTATCATGCAGAAGGCTGATGGAGTAGTCGGCAGAGCATGGGAACCAGAATTTAAAGGCAAAGACAACGAGTTCGGCGACGCAGCAAAAGAATGGCTGCAAAGCTGGTTTAATGTCTGCGACGTGCAAGGCAACTTGCAGGATTTCCGCACATCTTTAAAGATGAACAGCGTGGCAGTTGATCGAGATGGCGACGTTTTCATCCTGCTCACCGAGACAGAGTCGGGTTATCCACAGATTCAGCACATCCCAGCGCATAGAGTTGGCACACGCCAATCCAGCGTTAAAGAGGATATTCTACTCGTTGGCGCTTATCGTGGCAACAGAATCCGCAACGGAGTCGTTGAGAACCGCAACGGATCACCAGTCGCATACTGCGTGCTTGGTAACGAAGCAAGCAGCGATCAATATATTTCATCACAAGATATGGTGCATATTGCCGACCCGCAATGGCACAATCAAGGCAGAGGCATCCCAGCACTGAGCCACGCCATCCATGAGCTTCGCAAGGCAAAGACATCACAAGAATGGGAGTTGATGGCGCAGATGATGGTATCATCTCATGCACTCATTGAATACTCAGACACAGGTGGCGTCGACCTCGACGATCCAAGCGTAAGCCTCACAGGCGAAGTCGGCGACACTGACAGGCTTGCAGTTCAAAGCTACAGCGGAGGCATGGTGCGTCACTTTAAGAGCAACAGCGGAAGCAAGCTTGAGAGCATCGACCACTCAAGACCAGGTGATATGTGGGATAAATTCCAGGATCGCATCATACGCGAAGCACTCGCCGGCATCCCGTGGCCAGTGGAGCTAGTATGGAAGGCAGAGAATGTCACAGGAACAACCATCAGAAATATCCAAGCACGCGCACGCTCCAGCGTTGAAGCGCGTCAAGACGTGCTACGCAGACCAGCTCGACGCATTGTTGGCTGGGCATTGTCCAAGGCAATCAAACTCGGCTTACTTCCAGCATCAGAAGACTGGTATCGCTGGGACTTCACAATGCCGCCAAAGCTTTCCATTGATCCGCGCAACGACTCAAAAACACAAGCCGACGAATACAAGCTAGGTGCAGTCAACATGACAGGCATCTTGCAAGAGAAAGGCAAGACACACGCAGAGCATATCCGCGAGCGTTGTGCTGAGATTATCGAGCGCAAGACCATCAAAGAAGAATACGAAGCAAAGTTCGGCGTTGATATTGACGACCGAGAGTTGCAAATGTTGACACCTAACGAACAACCAAACCAGACCAATGATTCCAACGAATAACACAAGCTTCCTCAGAGGCGCATGGGCGATCACACGACCAGGAATGTGTGCATTGCTTGAGAGCATACGCGCAGCAAAATCAGACATTGACTATGCTGACTTTTTCTCACCTCGCCAAGCACTCAGCGAAGACGAAGACGGCATCGCACACATCGACGTCAAGGGCGCATTGATTGACAATGCACCAGCTATTTATGAGAAGATTGGCAGCACAGATTATCGTTCCATCATTGCAGAGATTGACGCAGCCCAAGACTCAAAAGCTATCTTAATGCGCGTTGACTCACCAGGAGGCACAGTCGCAGGACTAGAAGAAGCAAGCCAAGCAATCGCAGCATCAAGCGTGCCAGTGTTCGCATACTGCGACGGCATGGCATGTAGTGCAGCATATCACCTAGCAGCATCAGCAGCCGCTATCGTTGCCAGCCCATCAGCAGACGTAGGAAACATCGGCACCGTCATGGCGTGGATGGACGACGCAGAGCTAATGGAAGCAATGGGCTACAAGATGGAAGTGCTCACCAACGAAGGCGCAGACCTCAAAGGCACATTTCGCGACTCACCAATGACAGACGCACAACGTGAGTTCTTACAAGAAGAGATCAACGCACACGGCGAGCAGTTCCGCAATCACGTAGAGAGCAACCGCAGCGTTGATCCAGAAGTGTTCAGAGCAGGCTGGTATCAAGGCGACCGCGCACAAAGCCTCGGACTTGTTGACGCAATATCCTCATACGAATACGCACGTCAAACCATCATCAAAGGAATCTAAGTTGAAATCGCAACTAGTAACATAACCAACAACCAAAAAAACTATGGCACTTTTCAAAAATGACCACGACCTAAAAGATCAACTCGAAGCCACTAAGGCCGAGGTGACAGAGCACGAAATGACAATCTCCAAGAGAGAGTCAGACATCATCAACATCACCGAGCAAATGGCAGAGGTATCCGAGAGATTGGAAACACGCACCGCCGAGCTTGCTGAAGCAACCATCGAAAATGCCAAACTTACTGGCGAGCTTGAAGAGGTGAGAGCCGAACTCGTAGAAAGTAAGGAAGCACAAGAATCTTTCGAGGAAAAGGTAAGCAGCGCCGCACTTGCTCGTATGCAAGAGCTTGGCGTTTCTGAGCCAGTCGCAACCATCGCAGACGATGAGACCGACGACCTCTACACACAATACACAAATCTTAAAGCCACCAACCCAGCAGCCGCTGGAGCATTTTGGCGCGAGAACGAAGCCGCAATCAAGGCTTCGGTTTAATCACCACCAAACAACTAAAAAAATAATACCATGGCCAACTCAATCACAGGCATCAACGACGATATCCTAGCACAATCCGTGCTTGAAGGATACACCACCGCAATCGCACCTCTTACCGCATTCACTACTGATTTCAGTTCTGAAGCAGCACGCAGGGGCGAAAAAGTAAGCATCATGCGCGACAACACCGCCATCGACGCTGCACTTGATAAGACATCACACGGAGCCTACACAGTGCAAGACGCTGACAGCGACTCCATCGAACTCACACTCGGACAGCCCAAGTATGTATCTTGGGGACTTGACGACGTAGAGATCGCCAGCTCAAGCATCCTGACAATGGAGAAGTTCGGTCGCCGTAAAGGTAACCTACTTGCCAAGACCGTGCTTCAAGATATCTGGAGCGAAGTAACTGCCGCCAACTTCGGTGCAGCATCCTTCACCGGACTTGCCAGCACATTTGATGAGGACGACGTTGCCGACGTGGCAGAAGATTGCGACGGCGCAGATTGGGGTGATGATCGTTACTTGATCCTTTCTCCATCTTACATCGCAGCACTTCGCAAAGCTGGTGCCATCAAAGATACCAGCGGATACGGATACAACGCCATCCAAACTGGCGACATCCCAATGCTTCACGGTTTCAAGATCCTCATGTCCAACGCAGTTCCAGCCAACGGCGAGAACCTTGTAGGATTTGCTACTGACGGCAACGGTATTGCATCAGCATTCCGCTACCTTGCACCACAGCAGGGCCACAAATACAACCGCGCAGAGGCACTCGTCGGCGAAGGTGGTATTACACTTGGCTTACGCGACTGGTATTCAGAGGACAGCGGAGTTCGCAAGAACGTCATCGAAACTGTTTACGCTTACGAGACCGGCATCGGCACCGGAGTTAAGCGCCTTGTATCTGCATAATTAACTACCTAGAATCATGGCAAACTACGCATTATTACTCGGCACAAAAGCCGACAAGACGACGCTGATCCAGAAAGGACAGCCTGTGGAAATCCGCAGACAGTTTAAGGACATGACAGCCGCTGATGGTTTCGATACCATCGAAGTTGTCGACAAGCACCTGGGGCAAATTCGCCTACGGAAGTTTGTTAAGCCTGTCGCCAAGAAGGCAGCCAAGAAGGCAGCCAAGAAGGAAAGTTAAGCAACCCTTACTCATAACACACCCCAGCGGGTCGTTCCTACACACGGGGGCGACCCGCTTTTTTTATCATCATGAACATTCAGAACAAAGTCAAAGCAGTGATGCAAAACGTGCTTGGGCAGCTAGGCGCCGAGAACATCACCATAGCAAGCCGCACAGTCTCAGCAATACCAGCGGAGGTCGACGTTGACCGCGAGCTAATGGGAGGCAGCAGAGAAGAGCGAGAGATCAACTACCAGTTTCCAACCATCAAAGGGCTGAAGCTCAAGAAGGGCATGGCAGTCACAGCAGACGACCAGGACTGGAAGATAAGCAACTTTCAGCGCGGCAGAGCAATGACCACCATCACGCTGATCGAACCGAACAGAGTAGAGGAATAATGGACGTCCAGATTGATGTTGATAAGAGGACGATGCGGGTTTTTGAACATCGTATTGGACAACTCATTGCGTTGACTGGCAAACCTGTTGAAGAGGTTTTAAAACAACAGGGCAAGCTGTTTGCCGTCTCGGCGGCAAAGCATACGCTGAGATATGGAGATAAAGCAGGCGTAGGCAAGAAGCACAAGAAGGATGTAGATAACACCGTTCGCAGAATTTACAAGAAAGCGAATGTTGCTGTCGGCTTAATTGCTAAAGAAATGGGTATCAAGGCAAGCAAGAGATATGCCACTTACATACGCCGGCGAGATGTTGCCAAAGCTCAAGCGATGGTTGATAAAGCAAACCTATCATTCTATTACAAAGGCAGAAACGTTAAAGTCATACGATGGGATGGTGGCAACGCACATTCGCGCTGGGTTAAGAAGAGCGGAACAGCACCAGTTCGCCTGGTTTGCGAGGCTCAACAAATCAACAAATTTATCAGAGAGAAAAAAGCACAAGTAGGAGCAGCCAAAGCAGGCTGGGCATACGCCGCCAGGATGCTTGGACACAAAGGCACAGGTCGCGGGATGCCCGCTTACTTCGCCAAGGGTCACAGAACTAGAGGCTTTGGCAGAGTCAAGGGAAGCGGCTTTAAGTCTCAATTAACTGTCGCCCATTATGGCAAATATGGATTCAGCAAGACAGACATGGACGGCATCTGGAAACACAGAACAAAAATGATGATAAAAGACATCAATCAGCAAATGCGATCAGCACACAAGAAAGTGTCAAAAGGCAAACCAATCTCCGTTGCTTCAGTGAAAGCAGCAGCCCGCAAAAAAAGACGATCAACTTAATCAATCATAATCATGGCTAGAATATCAAGAAAACCAACAACCAGAAACGTCGAGACAGCAATCGTCAATCACCTCAAGAAAAAGGGAGCATTGAAGGGATGCGCCATAGTCGCAAAAGGGGACAGCTCAGAGGCTCCACCGAGTCTGCCTTGCATCATTGTGCATTGTCCATCTGCACCGCGCCACGCCGACATTATCGGCTTTTATGCGCGTGATGCGGAGGTGAGCGTCACACTTTACGCCGACAGCGAGCAAACACCCGAAGCGAAGTGCGAAACATACGCCGGCAACATGGAGCACTGCCTCGACTGGGTGGATGGATTAAAGACGCAGTTCAACAAGCCAGGAGGTGGCAGAGACTATCGCAAGATTCGTGGTGTGTATCTGCATGAGATTATCGACTCCAGCACTGAATACGACACAGAGGGAACCAACTGGCAGCGAACAGTCAACATGACGCTAGTCGTTCAAGAGATAGATGAATAGTTGAAATGACGCTTATCAATAACAACCAATCACCCAAATAAATTATGGCAGCAGTAATCAAAGGAGAAACTTTCGTTTTCGGCATCGACTCAGGTGCAGTGACCAATGCAGTTCTCACATCAATCAACTTCAACAACGAATTTGCCAACCAAGGACAAGTTTTAAATGAAGACGGGCAGATCGTTCATGAGCGCATGGACGACCTACAGACCACAGGCAGCGCATCAATGCAATTCACAGCATCAAACGACCGCGACCTTGCAGACACATTTGATACCTTCACTTATGACGGCGTGACTTACTGGATCACAGAGATCACCAAGAACAGAACCAACAACGGATTCGCTGAAATGTCATTCAACTTTGAATACGTCGACCACACCACCAACGCAGCGGAGGTGCCAGTTTAATCCTTAACCACTAAAATATCATGGCAGCAATTACCAAGGGAACACCCGTTTACGTATGGGGAACCAACGAAGCAATCACCAACGCAAACGTGACCAGCATCAGCACAACCAAATCTTACGGCAATGTGCAGAACGTCGTTAACTTTAACGGCAACGAGATCGAAAAGCGCATGGACGACACCATCGAAACTGGCACAATGACACTTCAATATGAAGCAGCATTTGCACCAGCAGCAGCAGGCAGCAACATCACCATTCCAGGTGCAGGAGCTTCCGGCGCTGACGTTGTGTTCTACATTACAGGAACAGCCGAGAGTCATACCAACAACGGCTTCCGCGAGACGACCTACAACGTCAAGAAGACCGAGTATATTACTCTGACGTAATCACCCAATGAAATGGATGACAGATTTTTTAATGCCATAGTCGGTGCGTCTGACCGCGTTTGCGGTTATGACATCACGTCATTGACACCTTGGCATTCAGTCATCCTTTCAGCAATAGATTCGCCTGTGCTTAATCCTGCGAAGGATACCAGCGCGGGCGATTTGCTTTTATTCTTGAAGGTGGTTTCTTGTGAGTGGCCAAACATGCCCAATCTCAAAGCGAGAAGGCGCGACATCATCTGGCATCGCAAACTAAAGAAGAGCAGCACGCTA